GCAAGAACGTCATTCATGTATGAAGGATCAAGCAATGCATACCAACCGCCAGCCATAGGCCATTTAGCAGCGGATGCTAAACGACGGTAAGCAAGCAGTGCAGTAGCATCAAACGCAGATACACCCGATATTAAATGGTCAGGATCAGAGTCGCTTGGTGCAACTTGGCTGTAGAGATAGGTATTCAAAGCAATCTGTGCAGATTCTAAAAGAACCTGACGTATCTTTGATTTCCCATCGGGGTTACCGATTTGTGTTTGCGAATCAATGAGGTCTTCTAACTCAAACGATGCGGTAATGCGCTTGTCAGCAACGATACCAACACGTTGAGTCACCATTTTTTGTGAATTAAAAGAATCAGAGCCAGCGCCGATAGTTTTAATCTCAGCGGTAGGTCTTTGAATCATTGAAACATAAGCGGTATCGCCGCCTTGTTTAATTTCACCTTGATATTCTTTATTTACCAAAGATGGTAAAAGAGAAGATTCAAGCAATTCGTCCTTAAATACAGGAGCCCAAAATTTCTGGGCTTGTTCGTTTACTTCATTGACTAGCGTAGCACTCATAGTGCCCCCCTTTGTTTGTTATGTTTTGTCGAAGGCTTTAAAACCCTCAACATCTTTTTGTCTTTTTAGTTTTTCCTGAACTGTGGGTAGCTTCAACCAGTCTTCATAACTAAGTTTCTGAGTAGGTTTTGGGTTACCGTTCGGGAGTAACTTTGGATCTGATTTAATTAAATTCGCGTGAGTTTTTAGGAATTCATTCACAACGACATCAACGGAATCTTCATCGATTTCATTTGTTTCAGGGTTAATAACGATCTTTTCTGAATCAATATGCGCCATGTAATCTCTATGCAACAATTGCCCTGGAAGTTTACTCAATACGGCTTGCGTTTTAGCAGCGGCTTGTAGTGTTTCCTGCATTTGGTTGTATTTAGATTCGTATTCCATGGCCCGTTTTGTTAGTGCTTCTATTTTTTCATCCTTTATCTGAAAAACTTTTTGCATCTGCCCAGACTTCATGAGGTTTTCTTCATGAATTTTGAGGTCTGACTGCTCTTTTTCAGAGAGTTTTCCCTCAAGTTGTTTCAATCGAAGACTCATATTTTTATTTTGATTCAACGTGCGCAAATAGGTTTCACGAGAGACTGTATTCTTCTCTTGAACTACTTCGTTTGCATTTACTTCATCAGGATTATGCTCGCTGTCACTAACTGCGGTAGCATTAGCGTCGTCACTAACGACGGATTTCTCTTTAGACATATTGTAACACTCCTATTTGTTTGTATTCAAGCCCGCTCTTAAAGCACGCAAGAATATCAGTTTCACTTGCCTCACAAGGCCAGTCCTTTCAGGTTTTGTAAGCCCAAAGAACTGCCTCCCCATCTCTTGAACGTACCGAGCAAGAGTAGAATTTGATATTTTTGACCTCTGTCCACCAAGGCCAGGCTTTCGACTGCCTGCAATCTCAACTTCTATTCGGCCTCTTGATGCAACTCCACGCATTGCGTCAAGCATTTGACCTGTGGCGGTTAGGTTTGATTTCTTTGGTGTTGTAAACTCTGATAGATCGTCACTGTAGCGCCTGCGCGTCTCTACATACTCATCAGTGAGCGCCTTTAATTTCGTTCTATTGCCTGCGCTATCAACACCATAGCCTTGTCTAGTGCGCCTTCTAATGGTCTCAGTAACAGAGTCACCGAGACGTTTTGACTCAATTGTAGTGATAGCCTGTTGAGCAAGGGCATCTATTTTCTTTCTTAACCTATCGATCTTGTCACCGTTTTTACTCATTCGGGTAACTCGAAATCTATACCGTCAACAAGGGCGTCAGCGGCTAAAGCAGCGGTAAGATCATCCGTAGCCTTGTCTCTTGCTTCAGACTTTTGAACTGGGAATTGATCAAGAATATTTTTAAGATCTTCTCCCTTGATACCTAAAAATGGACGCGCCTTACCTTTAATAGGTGTTGGTTGCCCATAAGTACCAAGCTGGTTACCTTCTGCTTTGCCATTTAGTTCTTTATCAGACTTGTCAAAGCCTATAAGAATCTCACCTGACTTATGGTTGAGTAAACTAATAGCGTTTAGCATCTCTTCTGAAAGAGTAAGGTCTACGTTCGATGAACCCTTAAATACTTTATATTCTTTTGTGTAACCAGGAAATGACTTACCGTTTATGTTTTTCCCTGACTTAGTGCGATTGATAATAAAATCGATCACCTCTTGAGCAATTGCTTGTCTCTCAAGTGGGCCAAACCGCTTTGGTATAGACAACTTCACTCGTTGCCAAGCCATTATGTGTTACCAATATTGTCTTGTACTACTTCTGTTTGTGGTTCTTTTACTAACATTTCATGCTCTGATTCTATTTCAAGCATTTGTTCTTCTACTTGCTCAAGAGTTAAGTCAGGATACAATTGCATGATTGCTTGCTTTGTAGAAATAAAGCCTGCGTCTCTCTCTGTTTTTACAGTATTGACCTCACTCATACGGTCCTGCATTGGTTGAGGTGGGTCAAATTGCGTTACAACTTCAAAATCATTTAAAAGCAATCCTGGCTTGTATGCAGTGTTAAGCATTCCCTTTGAAACCCAGTAGTTATTCATTACTTTGATCAACTGCCAGAAGTTATATTCATCTTGTTTAAACGCTTGTTGTGACTTTTGAATGAGTTCGGTCGCATCCATTTCATCAATGATTTTAGAAATACCAGAAGCAGCGGATGCGGCTTCTACATTCCCTACTGCGCCTACGCGAATCCCCCTTGTTTCAAGCCAAAAGGTAAACACGCTCATAATGAACTGCAATACCTTATCAATATCTGCTTCTGGTTTAATTGTTCCAACAGTTGGCGAACCTGTGCCTGTTGCTACAAGATCGGACTTTAAATCCCAAAATGCATTAGGGCTCATTGTAAGGTTTTTAGAATCTACATTGATACCGTAAACGATACTAAAGCACTGAAACATAATCGCACCACTAAGGTCTGTTAGAAGTAGTGGGATCATTTTCGTTAACGATAAAGTATCAGTGTCTTGTGTAGGGATTAGCTCGTCGTTACCACGGTTACCGTAAATAAAAGGGATTACACCGTAGGGGTTTATCCCATCGTTTAAAACAAGATCCTCTTCTACTGTTTCGCCTTCTTCATCAATAGAAATGAACTCATTGTCAGAATAAATGTGGAACACTTCACGCATGACAATACCTTGAGAGGTCTGCCTCTTGCGTTTGCCCATGAACTTTATGAATTCAGTGACTACAGTGTTATCAGTCTCATCATCAGAGTAAGGTAAGAACCTATCGTATGGGAGTATTCTTAGCTTTGGTATTCCTTTATGTACAAATGGCTCAAGGGCAAACCCCTTGAATAACCCAGTCCCATAAACATCTGCCATTTGCATGTTTACATCTAAATAGAATATGTTTTCATAAAAAGATAACGTGTCTTTGTATTTTTCTTGAGTAATTCTTTCTGGTTTGGATACATACGCACGTGCAGATTTGTCAGATATTCTTTTTAGCACGTTGATTGGAATGATGCGTTCTTTTATTTGATCGTAGTAGCTTTGAGAGAAGCGCGGCGGTGCGATTGCCTTGTCGATTACTGGAAGTAAGTTACCATTATATACGTCTAAGATTTGCGTATTATGATCGAGATAGCGCATGTGACTTTTAATGTGAGCCAGTAAAGCAGGTACCTTATCCTTCAATGCCATTGAACCCCCGAGAGCACGATCATAGTTGGTGTTGTCTACTCTGCCTATTCCTTACTGCTTTATCAATATAGTTTACAAAGAAGTAACGCTGCATGTCTACAGGGTCATCATTCTCTTTAACTGGAAGCTCCGCATTAGCAACACCGTCTCTTTCAGGGTAACGGTAACTTTTAAGGCTATCAATGCTTTCTTTGCACTTATCTTCATCGATAAGAAACCTTACCACGCCTGTTGCCGAACGGATGTAAGATCTAAAGATTGAAACGCCATACATGATTGCAGTGGATCTAAAGATAAATTTCACGTTGTGGTTGTCTATGAACCATTTAACGTTAGAGATTCCGGTTTGCTCTCGTTCTTGATTGCCTGCAATATCGCAACACCAACCAGAGATTGGGTAATTCTTTGCTACAATCTTTTGATAAAGAGTTTCTAACTTCATTTTAGATTCTACTATTTCGTCAAATTGAATCACCACGTCATTTTTTTGATCGTATTGAAAAAACCCGCACGCCATTTTGTGTCGCCAGCCCCAGTCAATGGAAACAAAAATAGGTAGTTCATAGTTAATTTTGTAGTTTTTAATTAGGTTATCAGTAGAAAAATCTGAATAGACCATGTTCGATGGGTTTGTGTCCCAATTGATTTCAAACATTTGTTTGTAGGTTTCCTGGTCAAGATTGTTTTTCATGCGCTGTAATTCATCTTGAGGGAAGTATGGGTTGTCAGAGGTAGTCCACGTAAAGACGGTGATGCCTTCTCCTGGTTTTTCCACTAGTGTTTTATATACCCAATGCGCTTTAGGGTTTATGAACTGCACGCCAAGTGAACCCGTTAGGATGATGTATCCCTTTGTGTCAGATACGCGTGCTTGAGCTTCTAAGTAAATTTGTTCTTGGCAAAGGAGTGCCTCATCGATCCAAATCCAATCTGCTTTAATGCCTTCTAAACGCTCGGGGCGGTCTGCAGAAATTCCGTAAATCTCAGAGTTATCGTGCCATGTTATATGTTTTGGCGTTTTTGTTTCATTCTTAATAAACGGCCTTGCATATGCACAGAATTTTTTCCACGAAAGTCTATTGAGCATGTCATACGTTGGTGAAATAATAACACCCACGTATGGATCTACTTCTAGTGATCTATTCGTTGGTTTTTCTTCTTGTAGAGTAATTGCTTTGATTGCTGCAATTTCTGACTTGCCCGATCTTTTACTTGAGCAAACTACTATGGTTCTTGATT